CCGCGGCATCAAGGTCATCTCAAATAGCCGCATCACGGTTGACCACCCTGGCATCTACAGCTTCACATTCTCGATCCAGTTCAGCAATACCGATTCGAGCATCCACGACATCAACGTTTGGCTGCGCAAGAACGGCACCGGCGCCAGCGGTGACGTGGCCGACAGCGACAGCAGGTTTAGCGTCATCGCCCGCCATGGCGGCATCGACGGCAATGTGATCGGAACGGTCAACTTCGTGCTCAAGCTGGCAACAGCGGATTACATCGAACTGATCTGGGCAACCGCCAACGTTGCCGCATACATCCACGCCGAAGCCGCCCAAACCAGTCCGTTCGCGCATCCGGGCATCCCTGGCATCATCTGCACCGTGATTCAGGTGGCATCAGCATGACAACGCGCCGCGAATCAATCCTGGCCGCCATTGCATCGGCGCTGACAGGCACCACCGGCGTCAGTACGCGCATCTATCGCAGCAGGGTGGAACCGCTCAGCAGGGGTGAAAGCCCAGCGCTGGTCATCGAACCGATCAGCGACACGGCCGAGCAGAACACCAGCCTGCCGACGCTGGACTGGTCACTGACGGTGCGCATCGCTGTGATTGTGCGCGGCAATGTGCCGGATCAGTTGGCTGACCCGACCATCGAGAGCCTGCACGCCAAGATGATGGCCGACCTAACGCTCGGTGGCTATGCGATCGACGTGCAACCGCAGGGCGTCAACTTTGAACTGGTAGAGGCTGATCAACCTGCTGGCGTGATCAGCTGCGACTATCTCGTTCGCTATCGCACCAGCGTCGTTAATCTGGCCACAGCGTAGGTAGCTAGGATGGTCAATGAATACCACGGCCAAGGCGGCTCCTACGTCTTGGATCCACACACCGGCGAACTCAAGCTCATCGAGCGAACAGAGCCGGCACAACCCTCCAGCCTTGAGGAATTGACCGATGCCGCTCCTGAGCCGCAAACGCCTGATCCTGGCAAAAACCGAAAGCCCTTACGGAACCGACAGCAGCCCAGACGGCACTGATGCGATTCTGGTGCGTGAGCTTGAGATCACGCCCCTTCAGAGCGACACCGTTGATCGTGAACTGATCCGCCCATACCTTGGCGCATCACAACAGCTGCTGGCCAATACTCGCGTTGAGGTGACCTTTCAGGTTGAGATGGCAGGCAGCGGTACGGCCGGTACGGCGCCCGCATTCGGACGGGTGATCCAGGCCTGCGGATTCAGCGCGACGACCACCGGCTCGGCCGTCACCGGCACTGCGCAGACCGGCTCGGCTGGCAGCATCACGCTCGCTGCTGGCGCAAGCAGCACGAACGACATCTACAACGGCATGGTGATCTCGATCACCAGCGGCACCGGCAGCGGCTCGAGCGGCATCATCACTGATTATGTCGGCAGCACCAAGGTTGCAACCGTTCAAAAGACCACCGCTGCATTCACGCCTGATAACACCAGCGTCTACAGCATCGCCGCGAACGTGGCTTACAAGCCGGTGAGCGACACGTTCAGCAGCGTGAGCATCTACTACAACATCGACGGTGTGCTGCACAAGATCACCGGTTGCCGCGGCACCTTCACGGTTAACGGCACCGTTGGCGAGATTCCGACGCTGGCCTTCACGATGACGGGCATCTACAACGCCCCCACCGATACGGCCGCCCCTGCCGCTACCTACAGCAACCAAGCGGTGCCGGTCATCTTCAAGAACGGCAACACGACCAACTTCCAGCTGCTGAGCTACGCCGGTTGCCTGCAGTCGGTCGAGCTTGACATGGGCAACGAGGTTGTCTATCGCGAGTTGGTGGGTTGCTCCAAGGAGGTGCTGATTACGAACCGCGCCGTTACCGGTACCGTCGTGCTCGAAGCGCCGACCATCGCGAGCAAGGATTATTTCACGGCTGCCCTGTCTGATTCAACGCTTGGCAACCTGACGCTCAAGCATGGTCAGACCGCCGGTAACATCGTCACCCTGACCAGTTCGACCATCGACATCGGTGATGTGAGCTACGAAGACCAGGACGGCATCCACATGTTGTCGATCCCTGTGGTTGCAGTTCCGGGCAGCACCGGCAATGATGAGATGATTCTGGTCTTCACCTGATCCCTGCATGGCATTCGTTCTCAAGCAATCTGCCACCTACTCATGGCCGGTGCCGTTCAAGGTGCCGACCGATGGCGGCAAATACGAGAAGCAGACCTTTGATGCGGAGTTCAAGCGGCTGCCGCAGTCCAGGATCAATGAGATCCAGACTGAGGTGCAAGCTCGCATAAGGTCAGCAGAGAAGGGCGAAGCATTTGAGAGCGACATTTCAGACATCTCGATTGCTGATGAGGTGCTGGCCGGCTGGGCCGGGGTCGTTGACGACGAAGGCGAGGAGGTGCCATTCAGCGCCACCAGCAAAGCCCAGCTGCTCAACATCCCCGGCCTGGCCGGTTCGATCATTGAAGCGTACTTCGAGAGCGTCGCCGGCAAGAAACTAAAAAACTGACCGAGGCTGCGCGGTACTGGATCAAAGGTGGCGTCATTGACAACACCGCTGACGACGCTGCAGCCTTCGGCATTGATCTCAACCTGCCGCCAGAACCGGAGCACTTTGAGGTTGAACCGGAGGCATGGCCTGCTGTGCAGATGTTCCTGAGGTGCCAGACGCAGTGGCGCAGCGGACCGACCGGCGTGATCGGCCTTGATTACCTTGCGCTGGATCTAGCATTTAGACTGTATGGAGCAGAGGACCCCGCCGCCATGCTGGAGGACATCCAGGTGATTGAGGGCGAGGTGCTGATGGCTGCGCAAAAGGGGGCCAAGTAAATGGCGCTGAACATGGATGCGGCCGTTCGGGTCAAAGCCAGCGTTGACGGACTGGGCGAGATCAACAGCCTGAACAAAGCGCTGGGCAACACCGAACGACAAGCCAATGAAACAGGCGGCGCGCTAGGGCGGATCAAAGGCGTGGCCGGTGGCCTGACCAACGCGTTAGGTGCGCTGGTGCCTGCAGCAGGCATTGCAGGCATTGCGGCGCTAGGCAAGCGCGCGATTGATGCGGCCGACAACCTGAACGATCTCAGTCAACGCACAGGCGTCGCGGTGCCGATTCTGAGCAAGTTTGGCGCAGCTGCTCAGGACAGCGGCAGCAGCATCGACGAAGTGGCCAAGGCAATGGGCAAGCTGGCTAAGGGCATCGTTGACCCAGCGTCGAAGGCGAACGAGGCACTGCGTTCGATTGGCATTAGCTCAACCGACTCAGCAGGCAAAGTGCGGAGCATGGACGCGATCATGCTCGACGTTGCAGACAAGTTCTCGAAGATGCCCGATGGCGCGCAGAAGACAGCGCTGGCCATGGAACTATTCGGCAGGTCTGGCGCCAACCTGATCCCCATGCTCAACCAGGGCCGCGGCGCGCTCGGGGAATACGCCGCAACGATCGACACCGAGATGGCGCAGGCGGCTGACAAGTTCAACGATGCGCTTAACGGCATCGCTCGATCAGTCGCCGGCCCCTTCAATCAAGCGATCACCGCTCTGCTGCCATTCATCACACAACTGGCTCAAGGTATCGCGGGTCTTGCGCAATGGTTCAGCGGACTGCCGGCTCCGCTTCAAGGGATCATCTTGGCGGTTGGCGCGCTGACTGCAGCGTTCGTGTTGTTGGCACCCGCCATCAGCGCGATCATCTCGATTGGTGGTGCCCTGGCCGGTGTGTTTGCAGGTGGAACAATTTTCGCCACGATTGCGGGCTACCTTGGCGCGGTCATTCCCACAATCACCGCCATCGGCGGCGCGCTCAGCGGCCTGCTGCCAATCCTTGCGGCTGTGTTCACCGGCCCGGTTGGGTGGGTTGCGCTACTGGTAGCTGCAGGCGTGGCGATCTATGCCTTCCGCGATCAGATCGGTGCTGTGTTCCAAGGCATCGGCTACGTGCTGCAGGCTGCGGCGCAGGGCTTTAAGTCGGTCTTCATTGACCCAATCACCCGCAACCTAAGCGCTATGGCCCAGGGAATCGGTCAACTGTTCCAAACGCTTGGCGGCATATTGTCCCGACCATTCGAGGCAGCTGCTGGCGCCATTCGCGGCATCGTCAACGGCATCATCGGCGGCGTTCAGAACGCGATCAACGGCGCCATCGGCGGCATCAACCAGCTGATCGCTGCAGCCAATCGCGCGCTGGCCGTGCTGCAGCTGCCACAGATCCCATTCTTCCCCGGCGTAAGCCTGCCGCGATTCGCTGATGGTGGCGTGGTGAACGGCCCGACGATGGCGCTCGTGGGCGAGGGCGGAGAGCCTGAGTACATCGTGCCGCAGTCCAAAGCAGCAGGCTTTGCCGCCAACTGGATGGCTGGTCGCCGTGGCGCTTCTGCCATCCCGCGGTTTGCAGAGGGCGGCGTGGTGATGCCTACCAGCGCGAATGTCAGCATCCAGACTGGCCCGGTCACACAGATGAATGGCACGAACTACGTCACCACGCAGGACATGAGCCGCGCCGTGCAGGCCGGTGTGAATCAGACGCTTGCCATGCTGCGCAATGACATGGGCACACGTCGAGCGGTGGGGCTGGCCTGATGGGCTACTACGACATCATGTGCTTCCTTGAGTATTACGCCGACCGGGCCAACGTGATGTCTGGCGGTCTGCGCGCACCGACGCGGCAATGGCAAAACTTCTATCAAGTGGCGCAGCCGTTGACGATCGACACCGACGTGGCGGGCACCTACGGCTATCTGGCGTTTGACGTGAGCGGGTTCGGATCGGCTGATGCCGGATCGGTCAACGACCTGTCGATCGTGCTGGCAGCGGTGGGTGATGTGGTCGATCTGACTGATGCGGCCGTCAACGGCGACACGCTTGTGATCGCGTCGCTGGTGATCCAAGATCCAGGCGAGGATTCTTTCGATGCCACAAGCGCGCAGATCGTCAGCCGTTACATCGGCAGCATTCAATCAGCCAGTCTGAACGACACGACAGTCTCATGGACGGTCAACCCTGCGATCGACAAACTCAAAGCGCAGATCCCGAGCCGTAAGGTTTCATCGGATCTGATTGGTAGGTTCACGGGCCGATGAAGGATCGGTTGATCGCCATGAATCTCACCGTCACCTGCAGGGACGGCAGCACGCATTCTGATGTGACGCTGACCCTGCGCGATGGTAAGCGCGTCTACGAACTACCGAGCGGCGAGAAGCTATGCGTCGACAAGATCGATGGCGGCGTCTTTCTGGTCTCAGCCATTGAAGCCACGATGGTCACCTGCTACTGCCCGATGGAGGAGCCGTAGATGCCTGAGATCGAACTGGGTGGAGCGGCCTTTCTGAAGGGCGGAGGCTACACAAAGCAGATCACCGACTTCATGTCGGGTGCTTTCCCAAAGACTTACACAGAGGCGGTGCCAACTCAAGAGCCGCCGCCTGCTGCACCGCTGCCGCCCCCACCAGCGCCGATGCCGGCCACGCTGGCGCCTGAGGGCATCACCACATTCCAGGCACCGCCGCAACCCAAAGCGCGGCCAGCACGTGCTGGGTCAAAGCTCGACGATTCGCTGCTCACCAGCAAGAAGCCATCATCTGACCTGGACAAGGCGCAGCGGATCGCGACGCCCGGCGAGACGATCCCGATTGTCTTCGGCAAACGGGTCAGCGATGTCGGCGGCGTGTGGCTTCAGCCGCCCATGGTCAAAGCTGGCACCAGGCTATTCGTCGGCAGCTTTCTCTACACAATCAGCCAGGGCGAGATCGTCGCCAGCCCTGAGAAGCATCGGACCTTTGTCGGCCTGCGTAACGTGGCATTCCTGCCAGATCAGACGATCACCCTGGCGCATGACTACGCCAGCGCGGCCACGCTTGCATCAGCTCCTGATGTGTGTCCAATCGGTGGCAGCACGCTGTATTGCGGGATTGAAACTTATTCCTATTTATCGCAGCTTAAGAAAGCAGAGCTGAACTCTGTTTATACAGACATCGTTCCGAACGGCTTGTATTCAGGATTCAGAACCATTGCTCGAGGACTTGGTGACACGAGCAACACCGTCTTCAGTTATACCGCCGCAGACGTTCAGGCGTTCAATTCAGATAGCGGCGCCGATGTCACGGCTGCATGGTTAACTTATACAGGTTACGCACCAGGCACCATCTTTCTTAATAACTACAACTCAACCACCGGTGGCGGCAATACTGTCGGAACCATTGAAGACTTGATCGCCACATTCGGATACCTGCCTCCGCCCACTGCATTGATGACAGCGCTAGGCGTGCCCGCTGGTGCTAACGCAATCTTCCAATACACCGTCACAGATGTTGACACACAATACAACCCGTCGCTGCCGGCGAGCACCGGCACTCTTTATGGTGTGCAAGCTGAAATTGTCGAGACCCCATACGCCGATCCCGATGTCACGCCAACCGCTGATAACTCAGCCTATGCGGACATTACATTCTTGCGCGTTGATGGCGACATCTACGACCCGCCTAGCGAGGGATCGTATCCGACCACGACAAAACAGCTATTCATCTTCTACGACGAAGGCGTCGAGGTCGATCTCTACAGCGGCGGCCTGGTAGGCGGCGTCTACCCAACTGGTGCTAGCAATCAGGTCATTGATCTGGTCATGTACCTGTTCACGATTTACAAACGCGCTGCTGGCGCTGCAACCGCCGCGATCGCTGCGCCGATCTACACCGGCAACATGACCGACATCGCTGCATTCTGCGATGAATACAGCTTGCACTACAACGGCATCCTCGATGAGTCGGTCAATCTGATCGAGTTCGCGTCAGCCATCGCGCCGTTCTTCCTGCTGTCCTTCCTGTCCGTTGGTGGTCAGTATCGGTTCGAGCCGATCCTGCCGTTGAACAACAGCGATCAGATTGACGTGACAGCACTGACGCCTGCCGAGACGTTTGACGAATCAAACATCCTGCCGGGCAGTTTCGGCAAGGCATACAAACCCGTCGCGGATCGGCAGGACTTCATCGCCGTGATGCTTTGGCGCGAAAGCAACTCAAGCCAGGTCGGGATCCAGCGCACCGTGCAAGTGGCATACACGACCACATCACGCGACGCGCCGGTGCAGCAGTTCGACCTAACAGACTTCTGTTGCGACCCTAATCACGCCGCCATGTATGGCAAGTATGAGCTGGCACGGCGCAAGCATTCAACCCATACAGTCAGCTTCCAGACTTCGCTGGTCGTGACGGACCTTAAGCCGACCGACGTGATCAAGCTCGAGCGGCAACGGATCAGCAGCAAAGGCGACAACCGCGCAGAGGTTGAGTGGTATCAGATCACCAGCATCAGCTACGTCAGCGATGGCACCAGCGAGATCAACGCTGAGCACTTCCCCGTCGACAACAGCGACATTGCAGTGATCAGCGATGAAGTGTTGAATGGATCGTTCCGGGTGTTGTCATGACCACGTTCCCCACCATTGAACCAGCAACCCGCCAGATCAGCTTCGGTGATTATCCGCAGCTGAATCATGATGGCGTCAGTGGCGTGGGCGTCAGGTTCCTGCAGGGCACTGATCGCGTGGCGCAGGTGCTCAACCTTCGATGGCTTTACCTGAGCGAGTCGCAGCTGTATCAGATCCTGAATCACTACATCGGCCAAGAGGGCACCATGCTGTCCTTTGATCTGCCGGCCATCATCTGGTCAGGATTTACCACACCGCCAATCGGCGTTGAATATGAATGGCGCTATGCCGATCAAGTGGACGTTGAGCAGGCTGCACCACTTTCCTACAATGTGGGTGTGCAGCTCGTGTCCGTGCTGTTGGCACCATGAATCTGTTCCCGTCGCTGGTGCCATCGACTCGCCTTTATGTGCCGGGTGATTTGCCGCAGTCGCGGATGCAGTCACTTAGCGGCGTTGATGCCAGCTTCAGACGCGGCAACCGGCGCATCGGCCAAGCGCTCAACCTGACATTCACCAACCTGCAGGAGGCGGACCTGACTTTGCTGACGCAGCACTACATCACCGTGCAGGGCAGCTTTGATCGGTTCTTTCTATCGGGCGAGGTGTGGTCTGGGCTGGCCACGCCGCCGGTGCCATTGGTCAGTGATTACACCTGGCGCTATGCATCACCGATGCTGGTCAGTCATGCATCGTGTGGCCGATACAACGTCGAGGTTGAGCTGATCACCGAGCCGGTCGACCTTGGCGATCTTGTGTTCGACGGCAGCGTCGCTGATCCGGTTACCCCGTCGCGGCTTTACATCGTCGACGCATTGACGGCTGCGGCCGCCCCGGCCAGGTCGCTTATCATCGAGGCAGGAGGTGCCGCATGACTACAACGCTGCTGGCGTTTCAAAAGCAACGCCGCGACACCGCCGCCAACTGGACATCGGTCAATCCGACGCTGCTGGCTGGCGAGATTGGCATTGAGTCGAACACCAACAAGTGGAAGGTTGGCGACGGCACAACGGCATGGGCCAGCCTTGGGTACATCCCCGGACTGTCGATCAGCGCGTATCCACTGGTTAATGCTGACATCGCCAGCAACGCCGAGATCGCCGTCAGCAAGCTGGCTGATGGCACACCGCGGCAGCTGCTGCAGACCGATGCAGCCGGCACCGGCGTTGAGTGGGCCAGCAACATTGATGTCCCCGGCACGCTTGACGTAACCGGCGCGGCGACATTCGACGGCAGCGTCACGGTTCAGGGTGATCTAACGGTCAACGGCACAACGACCACGATCGACACCACCAACCTGGCGATCGAAGACAAGAACATCGAGATCGGCAAGGTCGCCACACCGACAGACGTGACCGCTGATGGTGGCGGCATCACACTCAAGGGCAGCACCGACAAGACGATCAACTGGATCGACGCCACTGATGCGTGGACATTCAGCGAGCACGTCAACATCGCCAGCGCTAAGGAATACCGCATCGCTGGCACCAAGGTGCTGGATGCCACCAGCCTTGGCAGTGCTGTCGTTAGCAGCAGCCTGACCAGCGTCGGCACGATCGGCACCGGCACATGGAACGCGACCACAATCGCGGTTAACAGGGGCGGCACCGGTCAGACCACCTACACCGACGGCCAACTGCTGATCGGCAACAGCACCGGCAACACGCTGACAAAGGCCACACTGACAGCCGGCTCCGGCATCACGATCACAAACGGCAACGGCAGCATCTCGATCGCCGGCACCGGCGGCACGGTCACCAGCGTCACTGCCAGCAGCCCGCTAGCCAGCAGCGGTGGCACAACGCCGAACATCAGCATTCAGGACGGCACCACCAGTCAGAAGGGCGCCGTTCAGCTTGAGGACTCAACCAGCAGTACAAGCACCACCAAGGCAGCCACGCCCAACGCGGTCAAGAGCGCCTACGACCTAGCTAATGCTGCGCTGCCCAAGGCTGGCGGCACCATCACTGGTGATGTGCTGCTCGACAATCAGTCTGATCTGCGGTTCGGTGAGGCGACAGGCCACGGCGGCAACTGGGTCGCATTTCAAGGGGCGGCCACGATCGCGGCAAATGTCACGTGGACACTGCCTGCTGCTGATGGCACAAGTGGCCAGCTGCTCAGCACCAACGGCAGCGGCACATTGAGCTGGGCTTCGGACACTGGCGCGATTATCGTAGATGGTGGAAACTTCGCCAATGGATCGTCAACAGTATCCACGGCGGCGACCTTTGACGGTGGGAACTTCAACTAATGCCAACACCTGCAACGCGCACGCCGGTCCGCATCGCTCGCGGCACCTATAGCAACCTAAACAGCAGCATCGCTGACCTGCTAGAGGGCGAGGTCTGTTACGCCACAGATCAGAACAAGGTCTATGTGATCGAGGGCGGTGCGCTCACTGAGCTGGCGTTCCTTGACTCCGCCGACATCGGCGTCAGCGTGCAGGGCTATGACGCTGACACGGCCAAGACGGACGTGGTTCAAACCTTCACTGCAGGCCAACGCGGTGAGGTGACGGCGCTGACCAGTGCCAGCACGGTCACGATCGACATGGCCGACAGCAACAACTTCAGCCTCACGCTGGGGCACTCGGTCACCTTGGCCAACCCGACCAACCTGACGGCCGGTCAAAGCGGGGCGGTGGTGATCACGCAGGCCAGCAGCGGTGGCCCCTACACCGTCAGCTACGGCAGCAACTGGAAGTTCCCCGGTGGCACGGTGCCGACAAAAACGACGACGGCCAGCAGCGTGTGCGTGATCGCGTATTACGTGGAGAGCAGCACGCGCATTACGGCTCAGATGCTCAACGACGTGAAGGTCTGATTCATGACAGTTCCCGGTTCAGCCAACCCGCTGTTGACGTACAAAGCCGCCGCAGGGGGTATCTCACGCTCGCTGCGTTTCAACTCAGCCGACTCGGCGTATCTCAGCCGCACCCCCGCATCTGCTGGCAACCGCAAGACCTGGACCTGGGCGGGGTGGGTGAAAAAGTGCAGCAATGATACGGCAAGTCAATATTTGTTCGCAACAACTAACAACGGACTATCAGCAGGAGCCTACATCTATTTCAACAATAATAATTTGCTTTATTGGGACAGAAGATCTGGCGCTGATGGCTTGGTGCTTACAACAAATGCTGTCTTCAGAGACAATTCAGCTTGGCTTCATATTGCTTTATCGGTTGACTACGGAAACTCCACTAGCTCTAATAGGGCTAGGTTCTTTGTCAATGGTGTTGAGCAGACGTACTCAGCTTCATCATATCCAAGCACAACAGACGACAGTTACGTCAACGCGACAACAGCTCATTACATTGCCGGCCCTCCGCAGTATTTCAACGGCTACCTAGCCGACATCTACTTCATCGACGGCCAAGCGCTGACCCCCAGCAGCTTCACCGAAACCGACGCCACCACCGGCCAGCTTATCCCGAAGGCATAC